AGAAATTGGCAACGTATAAGAAAAGAGATTCATTCCATCTTGAACTGGAGTTGCTCCCAAATCCTTAATTTCTAATCTGCCTAAATTAAAAGAGTTTTCAAATTTCTCTTGACACTCAGGACATTCGATTTCAACATCATAACTGGTACCATATCCAGAAACTCTTACTGCAATCAAAATTGCATTTCTATCACCAATCAATAATTGATCTGGATCAATAAGCTTATTAATCAAACAACTTTGAAGCAATTTTGTAATTACTGTTCCATTTTTAATAAGGGCAGTTGACGTAAGAATATCTTCTTCTTTCGCACTCATACATTTAATATCAACTGTTTCGGTCATATACATTGGATGATCTGGAGAATAAATCAATCCTTTACTTGGTAGCTTAATTGTATCTACAGGAACATCCATTCCTATCTCATTTGATAAACTTTCTAGCTTTTTTTGTTGTTCTTGTTGCTGAAAAACATTCTTTTCTTTGTCCATAAAATCACCTCTTACATGCTGTATACTATTAATATATATGTCCCATATTTGCTTTTAAATGTGTTTTTTTATAAAATATGGATTAGACCCCAAATAAATCTATAAATCTCTTAGAATCGAATTGTGAGCTTTTTAGGGGTATTGTAATATTAGATTGGAATGACAAATTGCACCTATTTTTTTTTCTTGGTCTTCTTCTTGGGCTTACCATAATGTTTGTTCAATTGAACCATAAGTAATTTCAAATCAGATCTATCTGGAACAATTTCACTTATAACATCCATAATAAATTCCAATCTATCACCCCTTGGTTTATTGGATAAATATGAACGAAAACCTTTTACAAAAAGTTTCTTAATTCTATCTAATTCATATGAATAAGCTTCTACAATACGGAATTTCTTCATTATAATAAATATTCCCAAATATCATTACCAGCATTGAAAATTTTATATATTTTATTTTCTTTGGCTATTTCTTTCTGTGTTTTACCGTTTTGAGCACGAAATTGAAATCTTCCAAATCTATTTTCAAAATCAGTATAATCATATCCAATTCTAGTATGGCCCAAATATTGAAAACCAAAATTAGAATATACTTTACCATTTGAATATCTACAATCAGAATATGAAATTATTTTTTTATATCCTTCGTTTTTGGCCCACTCAATAACTTGTTTCATCAACTTAGAAAAACCACCCCTGACAATATAATTTGATTTAGAACATATTCTGGCTATTTCTATTGAATCTTGTTTGTATTTTTTAATAAATGGTTTTCGCAATGTAACAGAAAATAATATATTACCAACTTTATCCCTTAAAACAAATTTCTTTTTACATTTACAATATCCTTGCAAATGATTATCATCTATAAATTTCTTTATTTCTTTTAATTTTGGATTATTATCAACAATTAAATCTCTTGCATTAATTTTATTTTCGATTAAATTTAAATTAGACTTTATAATACTTTGGCATATACTTTGCTTATCTCTCCACTCATCTTCAAATATTTGAATCAATTTTATATTGTTTTGTTTGCACAATTTATATTTATCAAAATGATAATTATTGGGCTTTTTTAATTCAGAATGCCAATACAATCCATTATATTCTATGGCGATATTTTTATCAGGTATGTATATATCTAACTCATATGGAGGTATAATAGATTTGATGTTTTCTTCAATCTTTAAATTTAAAATGGATTTTATGAATTTTACAAGATCCTTTTCCTGAAAACTAATGCCATTAGTTTTACAAGTTGGACATTGAACTCCTATATTTTTTTGTACATATACCATTTTAGATTCAAATATTACATCATGTTTATTACATTTAAATTTTAATTTTGTTCTATTTCCTCGATATTCTTCTTCGGAAAACAATGGAGTATAATTCTTCTTGTTACAATATTCTATTATTTTATTCCATTCCAATAAATTCCTTTTATTATTTTGGGCATATTCCGATTGATTAAAATGATTTGTTCCATATCTTTCTAGACAAGTTTTTCTTGTTTTTTCGACAAATAAAGAAGATTTGGAAAAATGATCTACACCATACTTTTTCAAATTTGTTTTAATTGCTTTTTCTTTTACATTTTCATTTTGAAGACTACAAGATGTTCCATATTTTTCTAGACAAGTTTTTTTTCTATTTTTTTCGATTTTTCTTTTTACTTCATCGTTCTTATGACCCCTTACAAATTTGGCAAAATCAAAACCATTTCCACTTGTAAATTTAGTATATTGACCGCAACCACACAAACATGTTGGTCTTTTTCCATTATATTTATATTTTACAACATATTGTTCCGCACTTATATCTTTGTGGGAATTAGATAAGTGCTTACTTAAACCAAGATTGCCTTTCAGTTCTTTTTTACATATAAAACATTTCATGGTATAATTATACCACAAAAAAGAAAGAGGTTAATATTTTTAGATTGAAATGGTTTTTAGAATTACTAATATTGAAATGATTCTTGGAATTGCTAATATTGTAACTAGTTAAAATTACTTAATAATTTAGAACAGCATAATCAAAACGAAGTACAAGAGCAATTTCTGCCGGATCTGAAACTGAGTAGTCAAGGTCTCCATAATTTACGTCTTGTATCCATGTCCCATAAATACTCCAGTCTTCAACAATACCACCCACTGGATCTGCCATCTTCAGGTTGATTTGCTTTTTATAAAACTGTGCATAACCAGCTCTACCGCTAACTACCTCATAACAAAGACGAATCCACTCTTGTACTTTTTGAGATGCAGAAGGAGAAATAGGATCATAAAGAGTAATATTCAACGGAGAAGGAGTCATTTTTCCCGCCAAATATCTTTTTTGGTTCATATAGTCAACAATAGTCTCATCGAAAACCATTTGAGGTCTATTAGCAGTTTTAGCAGTAAAAGCATCAATTCCATCAATAGCTAAAATCCACCTAAATTTTCTCTTTGGTTCAAATGTGTCAGCCAACATTTGATTAGTTTCAAGAATTTCTGCCATCTAATTTTATGTCTCCATACAAAAAATACTTTACTATAATTAGATTTATACCTATAAAATGCCCAACTCTTTTAATTTTTTCTCATTCCACAATTCAGAATTAGGGTAATTTTTGTGAAACCAATCCCATTTTTTTTCAGCATCATCCCAAAAATAACCTTTGATTTCAATCCACAAATCTAAATCTGGCAAATAACAATCTGGATTATAAATTCTACCATCATCCATCACAAAAGATTGTGCGTGCCAATTATAATCTATTTTGTTTTTATTGAAATATTCTACCACTTTTTTCTCATATGAACCTACGCAAACAATATCTTCATTTGAAAACCAATGTTTTAAAGTATAAGATTTATTAGATGATTTAGCTTGTTTTAAATTTATTTCTCTAACTTTATTATGACTATCAACACCGATATTTTTTCAAACAGGTTTGTTTTGTTTTTTCTTTTACCGACTCTAATTGAATTGGATATTTTGTTCCGTATCTTTTCAAATTGGTATTGTACATTTTTTTTAATATTTTTTTATTTTTTGCCGGACAAATTGCACCATATCTTTTTAAATTGGTTTGCCTTCTATTTTTTGATTTTCTTTTTGTGTGATTAGCCTTTCCTCGAATTACATTATCTGGTATTGCATAAAATTCACCATATTCTTTATCTATAAACCTGCATTTAGTTTTTATATTCACATAAGTAAAATCATCCAAAAATATTAAATTATAGCAATTTTTAGCTAATCTAATTTTAATTTGATCTATATCTAATTTTGGTGGCATAAATAAATATATTTGGGGCAAGTTTTTTCTTACCCCACAATATTATACTATATTGTTTTTATAAAATCTAGTCCTCAAATGAAGCACCTGAACGAGTAATGATGAAATCTAGTTGAATAAATTCTGCAGTTCTCGTTGGTTTCAAAAACAACTTAGCAGCCATAATATTACGATCAATAATATCAGGAGTATTAGTTGTTTCATCCATAACAATTCTAAATGCTTCAAGACCATTTTTGCGTTGAATCTCTGAAAGAATTGGATTGACCAATTGCTTAAATCTAGTCCAAGTACTTGCATTATTTTGCTCAAAAACAAGAAACTTAGTTGCTGAAGAAATAAGTTTTTTGGCTCTAATCAAAAGCCTTCTAATATTAATTCTATCAAGAGCCGAAGCTTTATTTTGTAGGGTCTTTTGGCCCCAAATTGCAACACCTTCACCCGGAAATGATGCAATTGGATTTACTCTATTTTCATAAAGATCATCTCTTTCATCGGCAGTCAATCTATCAATTGCTTCAGTTGTTTGGAAACCAATTGAATCTTGACTTAAACCACCCCTATTGAGACCAGCAGGAGCAAACCAAGCTTCAGCAATCCTATCGTTATATGCTATTGCACCAAGAGCGGCAATAGATGCTGGCAACTCAATAACTTTATTATTTACATCATCTACAACTTTAATTCCAGGATAATATAAAGCAGCATAATTTGAATCATATCCTCTATTTTTAGCTTCAGTAACTGCAGTAGATACTGTCGTTGCAGAAGAAGTATGATTTATAAATTCAGCAACATAAAACGCATCTGCTCTTTTTTCAATTTCATCAATAGTATAATCAACAACTTTTGTTGCATAAATACCAGGAATTGCAACCAAATTTATATCAATAAAATCAGGATCAGAAATAATATCAACTGCTTGTCTCAAAGCCTGAACACCAATCTGAGAAACAGATGCTAATTGCGTAACATTATCTAGTGGATCTGCAAGAGTTGGATCCCAACCATCATCACCAAAAGCAACTGGCATAGTAAATTGAGCGTATTTTGGTTCAATTGTTGTATGTCCGCTAGAATTACCAGGAGCCTTTTGTGAAGCAACAGGATTAGAAACATTATAAACAAATCCAGTACCAGTGGTTCCAAGTCCTGCAGCAGGAGTACCAGTACCAGTAGAACCAGAAATAAACCTTAAAGTAAAATTATCATCAGAACCAGTCATAGTTCCAAATCTAGTAAATCTACCCTTTACACAACCAGAAAGTTCAAATTCTACTCCCCAATGAATATATGATTTAACATCAGATTGAGTTTCTTTATCATACAAATCTCCAACATATGGAAGAGTTGAAGACATAACCAACATATCTGTACCATCATCAGATGCAGATGGGGCCATCATATCTGATTTTACCAAACCTTCAAAACCCCACGGAAGAGCAGCTTCTGGAATTGAACCAGTTGTCATCTCTACCCAAAAATATTTTGAAACATTTGAATAATTTCCATAAGAAACCATCTTTTCTTTTGTTTGATTCCATTTCCAATGCCTATCACCAACTCTTCTGAGAATGTAATTATTACTAGTTGGATCCAATGAAAGACCCGGAAACCTCTCCAAAACAACAGGAGATTTATCTGTATCAGAAAAACTTCTTACTTCCAAATCAAAACTTCCATGTTCATCTATAGAAGGAATTGGAGAAACACTAACGTTTTTAATTGATATTTTAAATCTACCATTCTCTGCTACACCATGACCTAACGTGTGCATTCTAAACAATTCATACTCTTGATCACCAAAAATTTGAGAAATAACCCAAGGAGAAGAACCACTATTATAACCATCAGTAAAAGCAGTTAAATTAATACTTCCAGAACGCCAATCAATAGCATGACCATTGCCACCTAAATGATGATAATTATAATCAAAAATTTCTCTCAAATAATGACCTTTTTCTCTAATTTGTGTAGGATCTGTATTTAAAATTTTGCCAATATAATTATCACTAGAAGTAAGCATAGAACCAGTTGCACTAACATAACTTGTTGTATCATCCGAAGAAGAAATTAATACCATAAATAAACTATTATCATGAGCAAGTTTATCAATTTTCACATCAACTGTTCCAGAAGTTTCAATTATTGCATGTAAATACATTCTATCATCAGCTTCATCAGCACTAAGAGTGCCAGTAAAACTAGAAATTGCCCACAAACCATCTGCAGTATAACCAGGAGTTACAGCAGTACCATTGGCTGTACGACCAGAAGGTCCTAAAACTCTGACAATATTTGCAACACCAGCATTTTTCAAGTATGATCTTGCTGCATATCCCATGTAATAATCTTCATCAAGATCACCAAAATATTCAGCATATTCATTAAAATTCTTTACTGCAACAGGAACAAAAGCTGGACCATGTTGTGCAGTACCAATAATTGCAGCACCAATTTGACCAACACCTGGCCCCAAATAAGATTCATCTATTTCACTTGTAAACACGCCAGGACTAATAAATGTTTTAACTTTCTTTGCCATAAAACATAGTTCTCCTCATTATGATGAGAGTATAAAACTTATAGATAATTAGATTTTTATTTTATAAAAAGAAAGATAAATAGAAATTAAAAATTATTTATCACCAAATAATTTATCAAATTCTTCCGATGAAATAACTTTTTCTTTTAAACTAATTATTGGTCTATTTTGATATTTATAGGCAACACTCTTTCCTTCTTCGTCACGACCATAAGAAAGAGAATCAGTTTTTGGATCAAGCAACAAATAAAACGGAACTTTTATGTTATAAACATATTTTATTATTCTTTCTGTATCACTAAATTCTTCAAAATTAGATTGAGAAGGAAGTGAAGATCCTTCGCGAAATCCAACAAAATAATAAGAATTTCCCTTTGGTTCATCACCATCATATTCTAAAGGCATAACAAAAGAATCATTCCAATTATAGGTATACAATATTTTTTCCAATATTTTATTCATATGTTGTTGATATTGTGACCAAATTGTTATTGTATATAATGCACTTCCAAAATCAGGAAATGGAACAGTAACATATTCATATATAACTTTATCTGACCTTAATGGTTCAGGAAACCCATTTGTTCTTCTATCTTCATATAAATTTTGTAAATTAGAAGTTTTTTTGTGTATATTTTTTCTAATAACTATTTCTCTAGTTTCTTGAGCCATTCCACCAAAACCAGGAATGCGATCAATATCTGTTCTTAAAATACTTATAAGAGGAAGAATTAAAGTATTATTTTCATCTCTAAAATTCTTTTTTCTTATTGTTGCCCACCTTTCACCAGTAGCAAACATTACTTCTACCTTTTTTTCTCCACTAGGATTTTGAACAGACAACTTTAAAGATTTATTAAAATAATCAAAAACCGCCTTATCAACTGAACGAAGAGTGACCTCTTTATATTCAGCTTTACCCTTTTTATCTAAATATCTATTATTCATTTAAAAATTTCTTTATATCATTTATTCCTGTTAAAATAATTATATTAGAATGGGGAAAAGTACCAGCAACTAAAACACCTATAACTTTTCCATTATATAAAACTGGACTTCCACTATTACCAGGATACGCTTCTCCAGAAATTATAATACTTCCATTAAAATATCTACCACCCAAAGAAACAATTTTTCCTTCTTCTACAACTGGATATATTCCAATAGGAGAACCAGAAATTATTACAGAATTGCCTATTTTTAAATTGTCATAAGAATCTATAAATTTTAGCGGCTTTAAACCATGTCTTTCCTTTTTCAATATACACAAATCTGATTTTTCATCAATCTTAACCATCTTAATACCGCGCATTGCAACCAATTCATCATTATTATTTAAGAAAATCATTCCAACTTCTTGATTCATAAAACCTTTTATATAACCATCTTCAACACCAATACAAAAATGACCAGCAGTCATAATTGTTTCTTTATCAATAGCAAAACCAGTAGCAGAATACATTACTCTTCCCGTAACACTTTCCGAAAATAACTTAACAACCGATTCAAAATAATTATCATTTTGTACTTGATGCGTTTTTGTTCCCGTAGAAATAAAACAACAAGATGTAAAAATTAAACATAATAGAGCTATTAAAAACTTTTTCATATTACTATTCTTCCTTAATTGTAAAATTTGATTCTCTACTAACTACACACTCTAATTTGTACATTACTTTCTCATTTATTTGTCCAAAAGTAATTTGTGGCTCAGTTACCTTTTTAATTTCATAAATAATATCACCAAATTTAACAAAATCTCCTTCCCTCACTCTAACATTTCTTTCATCTGCTTCATGCACATGTATATAAACTTCAATTGAATAGACCATATCCATACCAAAATTATTAGAAAATTCTTCTGGAGGATTATATAAAACATATGCATTAATTAATATGGGACTATAAACTACTTTTGTAACAGCTTCATTGTACAATTCATCAACATTGGTATGATCATAAGAAACACTATAATATATTATTTCTTGACCTACAATTTTTTGTATTAATTCTTTTGAAATATGTTTAAAAAAATCTATTTCTTTTCCGAGTTATAAATAATTCCGCCATATAATAAATAGGCTACAAAATCTTGTTGCTCTTAGATAAATTTTCTTTTGCCCACAATGGTTGAAGATTTGTATAATGACAAACTTCCAATAGCTCATCTCTATTAGTCAAATCAAAAATAGATAGTGGCATTATATGATCAATGTGCCATTCACTTCCATAATTCTCTCAAGTCATTCCTGGTTTAAATTTAGATTCAAGATATTGTTTTAGAAATTCAATTGAACAACCAAGATCGCGAACTGCCGAACCTGATTTATAATTTCTTTTTAGAGCATTAGATAGTCTAGTCCTAAGCCTACAACCTATTCTAAAATTAATATCTTTTTCCATTCTTTCTTTAAAATATTTCTTATTATACTCATTTCTTTGCAATTTACACTTTTTTCTATATTCTTCTATTTTTTCTAAATTATCATTACGATACTCTTTTACCCTTTTTTTAATTGTATCGGAATTTTTCAAATAATATTCTCTAGCACGAATTTTATTTTTTTCCAAATTTCCATAATAATTTTCTAAATTTTTTTCGTTAATTTTCTTTTTATTGTGTTTGTAATAATTTATCTTATATTTTTTAATACATTTTTTACAAGCACAACAAAAACCATCTCTTTTGCTTTTGTCTTTACTAAATTTATTAATATTTTTTAAAATAGTACATTTGGTACAAACTTTCTTCATCTTTTCCCCAAACCAAAATACATAGGTTCTGAAGTTCCCCATACCCACAATCCCTCTACAACAAAACTTTTGTTCTCATCAAATCTAAATTTTTTGTATTTTGGTTTTTCACCTTCATTCACATACTCTAGAGTGGTGTGTGGCTTATATTCTGGGAATTTATTTGAAACATTGATGGCATTCTTCATCAATTCATCTTTGAATGTGTAATGCATGTTCTTCAATTTCTTAGAAAAAATAGGCATATGATAGACTTTTTGACCCTCATCATTAACAAATTTTCTTGGTTTGCGACCAATCTTAGCTTTGAATGGTCTAACTTGAGAACATACTTTTGAAACTATATTTTGAAGCTTACCATCAAAATGAGGATTCATATCGCCAATATAAACCACAATGATATGTTTTGGAGATTGATCTTCTTCTCCTCTTCCATTTGGAATCATCTGAGCAATTTCTGGAGGTAGAGCACAAAATATTCCAACACTCTTTCCTGGTTCTTGTTCTCTATTTTTGTGCCAATGCATTACATTATATAGATGACTTAAATTTGGTAAATTCATTATCTCTCTCCTTTTGGTGAAAATGAATCACCAACAAAACTACCATCTGGAACAGTTGGTTCATCATCATCCATTGGAAATGGACCTCGTTGCGGCATTTGTTTGCCCAATACTATACCTTTTGCCGTATCAATATCACCATCTTGAATTGCTTTGATCAAATTTCTAAATTCTGAATCTTTCATTCCCATTTCTTGAGCTGGTGTAAATCCAGTTCTTTTGGCTCTCATCATTTGTGTAATAGCTTTTCTTGGTCCATTTATATCATTTTTTCTAAGAGCATCTCTAAGTCTATTTACATCTTGCAATGATTCACATAATATTTTCAAAGTAATCATCCAAATATCCTCAATGCAACCTTTTTACAAATCCTTCTTTTTGCTTCATAGACTGTATAAAAATAATTAGTTCGTTTTTATCATTACGAACATTTCCTGCATAAATTTGATCCATAATTGCTTTTAATACTTGACCAATTTGTTTTCCTTTAAATCCAACTGCAGCAATATCATTCCCAGAAATTTGCAATTCTTTTGGTGAAATTGGCAGTTCTTCTGCTTTTTTTATTTTTTCTGTTGCTTCACGAAACTGTGGCAATGGATTTGATATGTTCAATGATTCAAACAATTTTTTGAAAAATGGAATACTTTCTCTGATTTTCTCTTTGAAAACAACTGAATTCCAAAATTCATTTTGCAAAAGATTTCTTGCTGTATCCAAAAACTTTTCCATTTCAATTGTTGGTCTCATTTTTTTGGCATCACCACCAAGAATAAAGAAAGCAATAAAATTAGCCAAAATCATTTCTTCTTTAGTTCCCGCAAATTTCTTCAATGAAATTGGCTTAAAATCTGAACCAAACAAAAATTTACCAATATCAGTTTCATCCAACAATTTGACAAACAATTCAGGATTTTTTGCTTTTGTCCATGCTTTTTCAAACTCCATAAGAATTCTTTCCGGAGAAATTGTTGCTAATTTGTTTTTCAATTCCTTCATTGCTTCCAATGTTTTCTTTTCAATGTTAAAATTGAATCTAACGGCAAATTGAATCGCCCTAAGAATTCTCAGTGGATCTTCATTGAATCTATCTTCTGGTTCACCAACAACTCTTATTAATCTCTTTTGAATATCTTCTTGACCACCAAATAAATCTACAACATTACCTTGTACATCTTTTGCAAGAGCATTAATTGTAAAATCTCTCCTGGCTAAATCTGAATCTACAGAAGCTTTGTAATCAGTCTGTACAGAAAAATCTGTATGTTTCTGTCCCGTTTTGGTTTCTTTTGTTCTTGGAATTGCAAAATCAAATTCTTCACCATCTATTGTAGCCTTAACAATTCCAAATGATTTTCCTACCTCAGATACTTTTCCCAATGATTGCAACACTCTGGCAATTTTTTCTAAAGGAATTCCTGTGATTAGAAAATCTATATCTTTTGATTCTGGTGTTCCTGGAATCAGCTCATCTCTAACTGCTCCACCTACAATGTAAACTTTTCCACCAGCACGAATAATTCTACTTTGAATTTTTTTGATAGTATTTTGAGATATAGCTTCTGTTATAAATTTAATAATCTTCATTTGGATAATCAATAAAATATTTTACTTTTTCTAAAGTAGGATTTTCTATTTCAACGCTTCCCCTTTTTGATCCTATTTTAACATCCAATATAACAACTTTTGAATGTCTAAGCAAATTATTTATTGTATTCAATTGTTTTGGTGTTGGCTTTTTGTGCAAATCTAATGTTAGCGTATCACCTCCATAAAATCCCATTCTTATTGCACCCTTATTCATAAAATCAATCATATATCTAGAATTAGAACCCATTCTTTCATCATCTGGAATACTAGAACCAATTTCTAAATATGCCATTGAAATATTTCTATGATCATATGATCTATCACCGTGGAGAACCACCTTCGGATTTTCCGCTAAAATCCAACATTTCCCCGTCAGGAAGAATATATCCCGATTCTGATGGATTATAAGTTACTCCAAAAATTTTTTTTGAAACATTAAATATTGTTTGCTCTAACAATATTTTTCTTAGAGGTATCATTTATTTATTTTTTACCATTTCCTCTTCCGCCACCAAAACCATTTCTACCTCTCCTAGGCAAATACCATTTAGAATTTCCACCATTATTGGTTTTTGTGGTTTTACAATTACCTTGACCCCTTCCCGTTCTTGGACCCTCACCTCTTGGTCCTGTTTTATCTCCTCTTGGCATTTTATCAACCTCCTTGTTAAAAATTAATACTTATCTGCAGCATAAAAAGCCCTAAAAACATTATCAATCCAACCTTTTATACCCAATCTTCTTTTATTTTGTGCAGCAGCCCTCATTGCAATTTTCCAATTTTCCCACTCACTTGAAGATATATTTTTTTTATAATTCAAAAAATCTATACCTTGTCCACCTCTATTATCTATTTGTTTAGACACTTTGTAAATCTTTCTTCCGTCTTCATCACTCAATCCATATTTTTTAGGATTAATAACAAATCTCGCAATAACAGTATTAAATTCATTCAAATAAACATGTGACAAATATGTTGTTGCTTTCAATGCAGAATTGGGAATTGTAGCAATATGTCCAAGCATATCTTTTCTAAAAAAAACTGCCTGTATGGGTTCATTTTGATGAATCATTCCAGAACCCTGGTCAATAACTCCATATATATCATACAATTTCATTAAATATTGAGACCATTGTCTAGGATTTTTTTGAGCAAAAAAATCTCTTGTTATATTCCAAACCACTCCTGGAACTGTTTGAAAATAAGATTCTTCTTCAATATCATTCCACATATCTCTCACAGACGGATCATCACGATATATAGAATCTTGTTGCGAAAATATTTTTTCATTTCTTTTTAACAACTCTTGCTTTGTAATCCTGCTATCTTTATCAACTTCTGCAGTACTGCTCACAATTAAAACTTTATCTCTCCATTGAGGTTTCACTACAAAAATATGCATATATTTTCTATCACTAGCAAATGGCAAATCACCCTTATAAAATTGATCTAGGCTAAAAAAAACAATAGGATAGGCATATATACCTAATGGAGTATTATAATCAGAACTTGGATTTAATCCTAACTTTTCTACATCAGAATAATGAACCATATAATATGGAGCATCTTTATAATTTGAACCAACTTTGTCGTATATTTGTTTGAATCTGTCAAACGGTTTGGTTTTCAATCCCCTCTCTCTTTCACCTCTTTGTTTTTCGTAAAGATTTTTGAGAGAAGGAATCATATTAAATTTCCTCTCAACCACTTTTCAAATTTTCCGAGATTTTATGTCACCAACCCAAAATCTTTTTAATAAATAGTTATTTTTTTTGGCCACCCTATTTTTAAGTTTATCGTTATAATAATTCTTTTTTTGAATTTTATCCATCTCTTCCAATTTCAATCCCTTTGGGTGCCAATATTCCCCGTCTACTTCTATCAATAAATTATAATTTGGTATATAATAATCATAAAATTTTCCATTTATTTTAAATTCTCTTTCAAAATTTATTTTATTATTATTCAATATTTCATTACACATGGAAACAACAACATGATTATTTCGCAAATTCATCAACATAATTCTTTGCTTTTCGGTATTATCTTCTGAATTCCACCATTCTTTTCTCTTGATAGATATTTTTTTACTCCTTTCTTTGTTTTGCGATATCTTTCTTTTGGTTTCTTCCGTATGATGTTTACCAAAAAATGGATTATTTTTGCCTTTCATTATACCAGACATATTTCTTTTTGCAATTGCCTTTTCAAATTTTTTTCTAATTTCGGGCTTTTCCATTGCTTTTTTTGTACCTTCTGATACTCTTTTTCCCAAATTCAAATCATTTTTATATTGTTCCAATTTTGTTTTTCTTATTTTTTCTTTGGTTTTTTTGGAATGATGTTTGCCATAAAATGAAGATTTATTACCACTAAGAATTCTTGAATCTTCTTTGGAGCTTTTTCCCTTATTCCACGGAATTCTACCATTCAATTTCTCTTTATATTCTTTTGATACTATATCGGCACCGTGGAAATTTTTCCAAATAACTTTCCTTATTCAATCCATGAACAACTAAATGCGAACTTAATGAAGATTTAAATTCTTTTTTACACTCTAAACATTTAACACTCATGTAATAAATAGTCTGTAAATATCGAAAAAGAATAGAAAAAATTGTCCGCACGAAAATTCCAACTGGAACTCCAGCTAATTGTCTTTTTAAATTATCGGCAGCTTCCATTTCTTGTTGTGCAAGTTTATCATAAGTCATTGAATCTAATAATGTTCTCAATTCTTCTCTCAACATTGTTTGTTCTTCTCTTCCTTGCATAATTAAATCGGCACCATTCAATGTCAAATCACCATTGGGAATTGGAATTGTCGTAACCTTATTTCTAACTTGACCCAAAACTTCCTTGGACAAAGCAAGAGCAAATCTACGAATCCACTGCTTTCCCATTGAATTTATTCTAAAATAAGATATATTTCCAAATGGAACATTATTTATACTACTAATGCCATCAATTGCTGGATCATTAGAACCGGAAAATGGATCACCCTCATTCAAATAATATGTAAAATGAATAGTAACATCACTTGTTGGAACTGGATATAATTTCAAAACATTATCAACAATATCATAAGAATAATTTGATCTCCTGATTCTATGAGATTGTTCTAATTGTTGCGCCCTCAATACATCTTCCCAAATTGGCAATAAATAAAACACAGTTTCTGGAGAAAATGATTCAAATGAAAATTGATTATGAAGATAATTAACCGCACTTGTTGTATCAAAGAAACGATAGGCTGCAGTTGGAGAAAAATGAAACATTTCTTTTACTACAATTCTTTGGTTTGTATCTATAGTTCCATCAGCTATTAACAATTCTTGTAAATTATATTTTTCTTGACTCGAACTAACCGCAATAGAGGCAGAATATAAAGGTCTTGTTCCTCCAACCATTGCCTCAGAGGAATAAGAATCAGCTCTTCTATTCGCAAGGGCCAAAGACATTCTTGCCAATTTTTGTTCTTTTCCTTCCAATGAACCAGTTTCAGCACCAATAATATCTGCAAGCATTGATTTGGCATTATATGAATTTATCATTGCAGAATATTCTAAAACGGCTTCTTCCAAACAAGTATATACATCTTTATTAGTTAATTCAACTTGCAATAAACTACCACCAAATTTTCTATAAACATACTCAACCATACCATCTGCAGCACCAGAAAAATGAACATCTGAATCATATATGCCAAATGGAGTTGGATCTGCAACGTGATTAAAAGAAGCAGTTAAATCCAAAGTTTCTATTACAGACATTTATTAGTTTATTTCCTTTTTAGTTTTTTCGCAATTCTATTTAACATACTGGGTTCTTTTGGCAATTTTAATTTTCCCTTATTAGATAATCCTTTTTTAATATTACCTAGAGCATCGATATCAAATTGATAATCTTTTCCTAAAGATTTCCCAGCCAAAGATTTAAGACTTGGAGCCCCATCTGGTTCTGTTCCTCTAATTGGTTGATGTGCAATTGAACGACCTTTTTCACCAGGCTTGTCAGTACTAGTCCAATCTATATCATGTTTTGGAGTTTTATTTGGAACTGTATTAAATTTCAAATTAGAAGGAGGTAATTTTTTAACATCTTTTGGTGAAGCAAATGGAATATCATCTTTTTTATTCATTTTTGCCTTTGGAATACCATGTAATCTATCAGCAGATTTGTGGGGCGTTTTAGGCAATGGTGGGGGAATTTGTCCTGGTTTTACATTTTTTTGTTGCGTATAATCATCTTTATTTGGTTGTAAATGTTTACTAAAAGTACCAAACATTCTTTGCCATTGACTACCAACATTCGAAGGAACAACTTTTGATAAATAATCTAACATATTTTTCATAACAACAATTTGATGATTTAGTGGAAGTTTGTTTATTCTCCCCATAATAGTTATATAGGCTTCTTGATCCATCGCTTCTTTTAAAATATCTTTTAAATTCATTATTTTTTTCCACCCAAAATTATTTATATATCAAATATAAATATTAAAAAACACAACCTTAAAGACAAAAAAAGCCCTACTTGTAGGGCTTTTTATATTCTATTATATTACTATTTTTTATTGTTCAACAAGAACAGTAGCAATAAAACTAGCGGAAGTGATATCTGGTTCACTGAGATATTCTGCACTTGAAGTCAAACTTACACCAATAAATTGACCTGGTTTAAATGTCAAACCAGTAGTATCTTTAGCAACTGTGGTTACAAAGTTTGTTGCAAATGCCGTACCTCTAGTTCCAGTATGAACAGCAACCGTACAAGCAACATTAGCATTATCAACCATAACTGAAGCAGTTAATGCACCCGATTTTACTATTTCAGCATCATACATAGTTGCCAATGAAATTCCCAAAACTGAACCAGAACGGACCATTGGAACACCATCAAATGCTTGAGTTGTAGGATCAGTAGTCGATGATAAAAATGAAGCAGTCATACTAGAAAAAGTATCTTGCAATACATTACCTTTTGCAAATACCAAAGGCATTACCATACCACCAGTAGTATTTAAATCACCATCAACAGTAACATCACCAGTAACTGACATTCCATTCTTATTGACTTCTACAATTTCAACATTATCGGCATCAATAGCCCATCTATTTCTTGCTTTATAATAAATTCTATTTCCTTGATCTCCACCGCTTGATAACATTTTTATTTCTCTCCCTTAAATATCGAAATTTTAAACTTCAAAAATAAATAGTTGAATACAAAGAAAGAAGAAAAAATATTATAATTCTAAAACCCAAATATAATTGCCCGAATTAAATATTTTACATACACCATTTTCATTGGCTATTTCATTCTCAGATTTCCCATTTTTAGCTCTATAATTAAATCTATTAAAACTATTTACATAATCAGTATAGAAATAACCTATTCCACTATGACCAACATATTTAAATCCATAATTTCTATAAACATTTCCAATACCATAACTACAATCAGAATAAGTCAAAATTTTATTAAAATTTTCTTGCAAAACCCACTCTTTTACATATTTCATTAAACGAGAAAAAGCACCAGGAATATGCGACTTAATAGCAGAACAAAATCTAGCCACCTCTATAGTTCCTGGTTTCTTTTTGGTAAAAGGTTTTCTCAAAGAAATACAAACAACAATTTCTCCATTTTCTTCTAAAGAAAAAGCTTTTTTATATCTAACATTTCCTTGAAGATGATTATTTTCAAAAAAATTTTTTACTTTTTCGAATGATGGATTTACATTTACAATTAAATTTCTAGCATGATATTTTTTGAAATTATTATTAATACCCAACTTATTCAAAATAATTGATTCTACAATATCCCTTTTATTTCTCCACTCATCTTCAAATATTTGAATTAAACATATTTCTTTTTCTTTACATTTTACAAATTTATCATAATGATATTTTTTTGTTTTAAATAAATTACAATGCCAATATAATCCATGAAATTCTATTGCCAATTTTTTATTTGGAATATACAAATCTAATTCGCTACCAATATTTTGTCTATCATTTCTAATAATTTCTTTCTCATTAACATATTTAAGTAAAAAATCAACAATTTCTTGTTCATATTTGCTAACTTTACAGATTTTACATTTCGGACATTGAGCAATTCCATCTCTTCCTATATTTTCAATAGAAGACTCAAAAACAAAATTATGTTCATTACATTTAAATTTTAATTTTTGTTTTCTATTTTTGTAGTCTTTTGCCTCAAAAAGAGGAATATAATTCTTAGAACAACAAAGAAAAACTATATCTTTATATGAAATTTTTTGTAAACTTTCTCCATATGTATTTTTTCCGTATTTATCTTTAATTGTTTTTCTAATTTTATTTTTTATTTCTTCATTTTGTATTGGAAATTCAACACCATATTTTTTTAAATTTGTTTGCTTCCTTTTCAATTTTATACTTTCTAAGAAAGCAACATTTTCAACACCATATTTTTTTAAATTTGTTTGTTTTATTTTTTGTTTTATTTCATTATTTGAAAATGGATTATTAGTTCCAAATTTTTTAATAAAAGTTTTTTCCCTTTTTCTTTTTATTTCTTCATTTTTACCAGGATGATTGACTCCATATTTTTTCAAAAATACCCTTTCTCTTTTTAACATTTGACATTTTTTATCAGAACAACAATCTAAATCTATATTTTTTCTACCCCTCAATAATTTATGATAAATTCTTTCAAAAATTTTTCCACAAAAATCACACTCAACAACACAAAATTTATTACTATTTCCCTTTTTAATATTGGGATCAAAATTATTTTTTTCTAATGTCCTATTTCTCAAAATCATAAAATGATTATGCCATATATAGGTGTAAAAATTAACCTAAAAAAAATAAAAAAAAAGAAAGGCCCTTTTGGGCCTTTCTACTATCACCTCCCTAAATTAGATAACATTCATATTAAGAACTATTACCTTTCCATAAAAATCAGTTCTAACCATTTTCTTGGCATATCTGGTCATTACACCCTTACGTGGCGTAAAATCTTCAGGAGCAAAAATGGTTGGAGTAACAATTAGTGGTACATATGGCGCATACACAAATCCAGTTTCTAAGAAACTAGAACCCTTATAACCAAGCAAAATTTGATTACGTGGGAAATATGGATCTTTGTAAACAGTAAATCTACTATTTAATGAACCAATTTTTTCAATACCAAGAGTAAACTGAGTTTCCTTTGGATCCATTGAAATAACTGGCTTATAAAGATTAGTTGCTTCAAAAATCGTAGCTACATCTGGACCACAAACTAAGAAGTTTGCTGAACCACGTAATGTTTTACGATGGATTTGATTGGCCACATCAATAATGGTTTCAACTAGAGTCTCATACCATTCTCTTACTGTACCAGTAAATGATGGACCTGAAGCAGTAGCACCAGTAGTCTTATTAACAAACATACCCGGTCTACGATCCCAATAATAAGTAGCACCTGTTGCATCCCTTAGAAGTTGGGCAAGAATCTCTCTATCAATATCAAGAGCAATTTGCTCTGAAAGAATTTGGGTAAGCTCAACTTCAGCATCTAAATTCTGATACGCATTAAGATCTTGTGCTAATTCTGGGGTCCATTTTGCCTTCAATTTTCTTGTTTGTGCAGTTACTGAAACTGATTGAATCTTAATATCAATTTCAGGAATAACATCAGAACTGAAATCTGATTCAAATACTGGACTCAAAACAACACCAGTACTATCAACAGTTAAACCAGTCTTTTTGACATAAGAACCAGTAATACCAACAAGATGATCTAGATTTGCAGCAGCAGAAAAATACATGGTTACAACACCAGTTGTAGTATTCGCATCATTGTGACGTGTATAAACATCAACAACACCAGCCCAATTTGAATCAGAACCAGAAATACTAAAACCATGAACATTATCTAAATCTAGATTACTCAAAGATACTGACGAAGCAGCAGTAAATGCAACATTTGCATAATACAATGAACCATCAGTTACTGAAGCCGAAAGATCTGGATCATAATTTACATTTGCCCACGTAGCAGCACCAGACGATTGAATTTCACAATCGGCGGTTGTTTCATAGGTCGAATAAGAACTATTTAGAAAATAATGTCCACCAGTACCCAAGTTTTCACTACCAATACCAGTTTGATCACCATAAACTGAACCACCAGCAGTCCAATCCAATTCTTGACCACCAGCCTTAGCCGTTCCAAAAGTATAATCCAAATAGAACAATAGACCAGAAGGTAGACTCATTGGCTGTACCGAAACTAGTTCATTAGCAATAAGACCACCAAAAACACGCCTTACAATCGGAAATGCAATATTTTGAAAACCTTTAATGTCTGCCATTTCTGAACTTTCTTTTAAAAGTTCCGCAGTTTGGTTCTCAAGAAGAACTGCCATATTCGATTTGGCTTGATCATTTTTCTTATCCTCTAAACCTTCTAGAAGACCAGTTTTTTCCCACTTATTTACAAGACCTCTAACAGCTTTTCTTTTATTTTCTGCAACTATATCAGCAGAAAGGGAATCGAAATTCATACTCATATCTTATTTACCTCTCTTTTATTTTACAATTCCTGCTAATCTCTTTTGTTTGTCTGCCCATGACTCTTGACTATTTGAATTATCTAGAGATTCTTTGAGCAAATTTTTACTAGAAGAGGTAGTATAACCCGAAGATCTTTGCCTCTTCCTTTTTGACTCACTTACAACACCAGCGATTTTAAAACTTTCACTTAGTGTCTTGTAAACAAGTTGAACATCGCGCATAGACTTAGCACGATCAAACATCTCAACAACATTCATTTTTTGATTGTCATTAAGATTATTACTTTGAAGTACTCTATTTGTATAAAGTAGCTTATTATTGAAAAGATTAACCTCGTTAATCTTATCTCTTAGAAACAAACAAGCACTCTTATATTCCTTTAATTGCGAATTAAGAGACCTAACCAATTTCCTATATTTACCTTCTTTTACCGTCCAATCTTCTGCATCTGGAGGAGTCTCATCAACCCATTGACTTTCTCCCGATTTTTCGTCAGCAATACCAGTTTGTTGTTTTCCGCCAGCAGTTTTAGGAGTTGGATCTTCGACATCACCAAAACTCTTAGTTACACTAGCTTCTTTGAGATCGCCCAAAACTTCTGAAAGAGCTTTTTCAAGATCTTCACCAGTAATTTCTACTACCTCATCAACTTCCTCTTCTTCCTCTTCTTTTTCTTCTTCATCCTCTGCTTCAGTCATAGGATCAGTCATTTCCATTTCTAGATCTTCTGGCATAAACACTTCTTCCTTTTTTTCTTTTTCGTCTTCACCCTCTTCTGGTTCTAGTTCAGGAAGCTCAAAATCTTCTTCACCACTTTCACCACCAGCTTCAAGAGTAAATTCGGATTCACCTAATTGTGAATCTACCATTTCTTTAATTTTCTTTTTCATCGATTCTGCCAAAACATTTTGTGCGTTCTGGATGGCTGCTTCTCTTAGTTTTTCAGCATCAGCCATTGCTTCTTCGATAAGTTTGCTTTTTGACATTTAATATTTCTCCTCAATGCACAAAAATATGATTTTATTACATAATTAGTTTTCATTTTTTTAAAAGAAAAATAAACTTTAATTTTAAACTATTTTTTATTAAATTCTTCCTGTTTTCTTCTTATAAAGGCACTTCTTAATTTTTTATTTCTCTTTTTCTGAGATTTTTTAACAAAAAAGGAAGCTTTTTCTAAATATTCTTTAACCACTTCTTGTTTTTTACATTTTTTAAAAAAACGTTTTATTAATTTTTCTGATGTTTCACCGCTTTTTTAAAAAAACTTGAATATTAATCGACATCAATCACCTCATCTTCATCATATTCCGGCAATGGTCTAGAACCACTTTTTGGATCTACACCCGGTTTATAAGAATAATCATCTCTTTTTTTATATTTCCGTCAGAATCTCGCCAAGGATGTTGACTATAAGAAGAAACATTACTATCTTTTCTAAATTTTTTGGGCAATAATTGAGAAAGTCTAAGAAATGACATTATTTTTTACCCACCAAATTTTTCCCAAGCTGTAGCATAAAGATTTTTCATTCCTTCTTTTGCTCCATATCTTTTAATAAATTCTTTCTTGTGTTTTTTTATAAATTCTTCAGCTTCTTCACTTGGTGGAGCTTTTTCATTTATATTTGATTCGTCCCATTTAAATTTATCAGAATCATTGTGAAAAAAATCTTCAACATCACTTCTAGGTCCCCACGGACCTTCGCCACCCAATTCTTTGGTTTGCGGATTCATTCCACGAGAAACACCTCTCTCTCTTTCCATTCTAGATTGGTGCATACCTTGTCCAAGACCAGGCATCGGTTCATGTTCCCATTGCCCCGTTTCTGGGTTCATACCTTCTTCAAATTCAGTTTCTCCATACTTATCTTTTGCTCTGCGAAGACGATCTACATCTTCTGGAAGATCTCCATAAGTAACTCCCCCACCTTCATCTTCTAATTCACCATAATTCTTTTTCTTTCCGCGACGTTCACGATTTAAACCTTCTAATCTTTTTGTTAATGCTTCTCTTATCAATTTTTTAAATTGTTTTACTGTCGTTTTCATATCTTCACCTCTTTATATTCAAATAATAATTAGAATCCTAAAACTTTTAAAATTATAAAAACTGTAGAACTTAAAATTGTTCCAGCTCCACCCCATAATATTTTCGCCTTAAACGAAGTTTTTTCAAATTTAATAATAAATTTATCAAAAGATTCTTCAAATTTTTCTTGTTTAGAAGATAATAATTGAATTTGATCATATATATGTGGCAGAATTCCATTTTGCTTATCAAGACGAGTTTTAGTTTCTAGAATTACATCATAAATTTCATTACAATATTCTTTCAATTCTTTTTCTGTTTCTTCCACATGTTTCAGATCAGTTTCCAATACTGTAACTCTATGCTCTAAATTATCTACCATTTCCAGTACCTCTCATTCTGAAACCAACTCTTCTAGTTGGAATTCTTCCACCAAAACCAAGAATAGGAATTCTAGAACCAACAGGCTCTTGTTTTAAAAATTCTGGAGTTTCTTTTTCTTCTTCTGCATCAAAACCTTTCAATACGAACTTATATTTTTTTTCTCCTTCCTTTTTTGCTTTCGGCACTCCTGGTGGCATATCAAATTCTTTACCAGGAGGGGATTTTGACCAGCCATAATAACCTCTTGTATTCCAAGCTCCACCAGTTGAACCTGCATTATCAGCACTATGTTGTGTCATTTTGCTAACTGGATTTCCACTAGAACCAATATGAGCAGGCAAATTTTTCTTTGGATTCATATCAAACGGATTCTTTTTGCCGACAAAAGAATAAGGATCGTCATTTTTTGATTTACCCTGCATAAGTGGCCTTTTTTTGCCCTTATTTTTGGGATTCATTCCTGCCTTATTCATATCATCATAAGGGAATCCTTCTGGTTCTGCAATTGGAGCAGGAGGAAATTCATATCTTTTAAAGGGAAATCTTGGAGTTGTATCTGTTTTTCCTGTTGGACGAGCAAACAAACTAGATTCTTTTTCTATTTTTTTATTATCTCTCATCTTTTGAAATGACTTAAATACAACTTTATCTGGTCTATCATCTGGAGGAATATAAGCACTAACACCTCTTTTGGTTATATACCAATTTTTATCATCCGAATTATTTGCATCATTTGTTCTTTCATCTTGACGAGCTTTCGTCATTAAACCAACTGTATATTCTGCCGCTTTATCCGGACATAAACCATGTTTGGACAAAACCTTGGCAATTTCCAGGGGTTTCATCTCTTTGACCAATTCCATCAATTTTTGTTTATTAGAAATTAAACTTTCTGAAACTATTTTATCTTTTTTCTTTTTATCATCTTCCAAAAGAAACTTGTATTTCATTTTACAAATCATCCACTATTTGTTGAATTGTATCAGAAACCTTGCCAAAATTTACTGATGGTCTAAATTTAATAGTAAAAATATTATCTGCCTCTTCTTTTACTTCTTCTACATCGCTTTGAAAAGCATTTTTAATTTGATTTATTACACTTCTAATATTAGAAGGTTTAAATAAAACTCTTTTTGGAGTAAAAATAGCTTTTTTTTCAGAGGGCATTAAAGATACAGTAAATTCTTTATTTGGAAAATCTAAGACTTTTTTCTTTTGCAGTGGACCAATTTGACCAGCCATTCCCATTGAATCCATTCCTGCTCCACCCACAGGAGGAGCACCAGTTACTGGTGGCATAGCACCACCCATTGGTTCTCCACCAACTGGCTGTTTTTTTAATAAAGATTCAAATATTTTCTTTAAACTTTTCATTATGCTCTTCTGATAAAATACGGTCTATTTCTAATATAAACTATAATTCTTTTTCCTTCCCATACCAATCTAATGGGCATACCCTCAGTTCCAACCATTTCCAATGTAAGTTCTCCACCAGTATTGGTTGGTTCTATTTTTGCAAATTTAACAACTTGTCCATTAAGAGCATCAGAAAAAGCCTTTTGTTCTTCAGTCGTAGAAACATCTTGTTTACCATCTTTTGGTTGAGGATCTTCTTGAGAATCTTTTGGCTCTTCTTCTTTATCGGTTTCTAAACCGGAAGGATCTTTTGGCTCTTCTTTTGGTTTTGGCTTTTTCTTTAGAGGAGCTTTAACAACAGGAACTTCTTCTTCTTTTTCTGCCTCAGATAGTTTTTTGCCCTTATTACACTTCGAAGCAATCGTTATTTTTCCAGTTCCACCAGCTTGAGCAGTTGTTGAATCTGCAATTTGGGTTAAAGCGCCAATCATTGCACCAATTTGACTTCTTTCGTTTGGATCTTTAACTCTCCCAATTAATGTATTTGCCTTTTTCAATGCAGTTGAAATCTTTGCATGATTAAATGGAGGAGACATTGCACCAACAAAATCTCTACTAATATCACCCATTTCTGCCGATACTTCATTTATATTCTTTGAATCTTTTAAATTTTTGACAAATGGAACATGTTGTCCAACAAATTGTTTAATAGCTTGAACTTTTTGAGGATTAGATAAATCGGCCTTACTAATAATTCCCAAAGATTTAAAATGATGTTGAAAATCTTTATCTGGCATTGCATTCAAAGTTTTTGTTAAACTTTTTGTTTGACTTAAAGTTTTTTCAAATTGATTTCCTTGCATCATTGGATGCCAATTTTTTGATTTATTCATAGATGGTCTCAATTGAGGAGAAACACTTGTTGTACCATATTGTTTTGCAAAATCGGCAGAACGTTTCAATATATTTCTTTCTCTTTCATATTTTGGATCTAAAAAAGGATCCATTTTTTTACCACCAGGACTCGTTACAGATGTACTAGAATTTGTTCTGCCCATTGAGTCGGTTTTGATGGAAAAGTTGCCTCAACAACATATTTCTTAACTTCTGATTTAACTTCGGTAATATTATAAGAATTATTTTCTTTGACAACTTTCCAATGTGACTTTGAACCACCAATATCTGCTTTTATAATAACTGAATTAGACTTGGGATTTTTTGAAAAATATTCATTTATTTTCCTTCTAAGTAAATCCAATTTAACTATTTCTTTAGAATTTTTCATTTAATATTCCTCTATTTAATAAGACCCAATTTTCTCATATCACTTTCAGAAACTTGATTTGATACCCCAAAAGGATTATCTTTACCATTATCTTCACCAGTTATCAAAGGATGTTCACCTCTACTTAAAGTATCTTTAATAATATCAAAATAAGGATCATCATCTCCTATTCCCATTTTATTTAAAATATTTTCTCTAACAGATTCTTTAATCATTTTTTGTTTTGGTTGTTCTACATCTAAATCAACATTTTCTTTTATTACTTGAGAAAAAGATCTATTATTAACAGAATTATTAGGTGACAAAACCATATTCTCATTTATAGTTTTCTTTACTGCGGTTTTAATATATTCTTCTGCAAGAATTTCCGTTAGACATTCCCTAACCATTTCTTTTAAAAATTTTTTTAATGTAGATTTTATCATTTATTACTCTTTTTAAATAAATATATTTTACAATAAACAACAAACATTTTATTATGACATTTTAGAACATTGAGATGCAGAATAGGCTATACCAAAACCATAAATATACATATCGGCACCATAAGAATCAACACTAAAACTTCTAGAAAATTCAATGCCTATAAATTTATTATGCTCTATTGGATTATCACTATCATCTACATCCAAATTAAAACATACACAATAATGACCTTCTTTATCTGTCCCATCACCAGATTGAGTATATGTTTTATATTTTTTGGTTACATTTCCTCCATCAATAACATCACCACCAATAAAATCTTTAACTCTATAACCAATACTTGTCATTACGGTTTCACCATCAGAAATTGGGGTTCCTGGTTGATTTGTCCAAATTGTTTTAAATTGAAAATCAGAAATGCCATCCCAATCTAATGGAATATAAATCATAAAATTTACTGTCTCAGCATTTGAATCAAAACACAAAGCCCTAAATGTTCCAACATTAGCAAAACTAGGAGCTGTAGGCCCCAAAAATGCATTTTGCGCCGAAAGATAAATATGTCTTTGGTATGATTGCATAGTCAAAGAACCAGAAATATGAACATTAGAATTGGGACCCGATGAAGAAAGAATTAAATCTGAACCTTCACTCACATAACTCCCAGAAATTCTCACAGTACCATCATTAATTACTCTAAATTTTGTAACCCCACCAATTTGCCAATCTGCAAAATCATGACCAGCCCCACCTACTTGAGTTTCTGTAGTACTAATTCTAAAATCAGTAAATTTAGCACTAACACCAGCACCTTGATTTAATTTGGGATAAAGTGCAATACCAAACTGATTTTCTCCATTTCCATTTGCAGTAAACTCATCTCCGGTTCCAGTATTAACTTTAAGTATGCAAGCACCATTTACTTCAGTATCTTTATTTTGAGTAATAGTGGTACCAGCACCAGTATCTATTGTTTGAGTACCATTATGTTTTATCGTATCTACCCAAAGTTCTGCTACGGTTCCATCTTGTTCTGTAATTTGAAGACCATGCGTTCCTGCAGTTTCAGTACTTAACCTAATAGCATTATTTAAATAAATATTGCCACCACGAATAGTTCCATAATTGGTCCCTTCTGTAACCATAAAAGTACCAGAAACAGTTATATTGGAACCAACACTAGATGACAAAATTAAATCAGAATCCTGAGCAACAACATGACCATAAGTAGGTAATGCATCAGATGGAAATTCTGTTGATTTGGCCAATAATTCAACATCTGCACCATCAGCCAAATTTCTCAATCTCATATTATTACTATTAAAATCTGCTATAATACCATTTGTACCATCATAAAATGAAAATTTATTTTGTAGTGGACTATTAAAATAGCTCATTTCTGGTCCCATTTTAATTGCACCAGAAACTGTAACAATAGAATCATATGAACTAGAAAGAATTAAAGGAGAATTTTTTGATATAATATGAGCAGAATCAGAATTTGCATCCAACGGAAATTCTAAAACTCCAGATGCAGCTATAACAGAACCTACCGCAGATGATAAAATTAAATTAGAATCACCATCATATACTTTTCCAAGAACAACCAAATTACCAGAAAAAATACAATCTTTATTTTCTGTTATTAAATCTCTTATTTTTGCTGTACCAGAAATATAAGCTGTGCCAGATACATATAATGCTCTAGTTGCTTCTAATTTAGAATATCCTTTTCTTTCAACAAAAGGTTTACCTCTCATTTACAATTTCCTATTTTATTAAGCAGAATCGTCTATCGTATCTCCAAGAACTATCCTCTTCCAATCTGTTCCATTCCATACTGCCAAACAGGCTGACCCAGCCGCACCATCAGAAACATAGGCAATTTGACCATTAGCATAAGAACCAGTAGAGACAGTTGCTACAGTCCAAGGTATAGTTCCAACAGTACCAGAAATAATCACATTAGAACCAACACTAGATGATAAAATTAAATGAGAACTTCTATTTACAATATTTGCATAAGTCGAAACGGCATCATCTGTAAATTCAACTATAGTTCCAGAAATTACAACTTTAGAAGTAGATGAACTTGATAAAATTAAATCTGAATTTGTTGCATTTAAATGAGCAACACTATCTTCTGGAAATTCTATATTTCTTATTTTTCCACTTGCAGAAACGTGCATACTACTAGAAACATACAAATCATCTGTAGCTTCTAATTTGGAATATCCTTTTCTTTCAACAAAAGGTTTACCTCTCATCTATATTAAATCTCCAATATTATCCAAGATTTGCATTTATATACACATCCAATGAACCACTAAAATCTCCTGCAGCACCAGAAGGGATGGCTCTTACTCTTAAATATCTTCTGCTATTTCCAGCTATTTGAACAGATCTTACATTCGGTTCTGCACCACTAGCAGTTAACGGCAATAAAGAATCTCTATCCCAATCAGTTTCCCAATTTGAATCATTTGGACTCCACTCAATAGAAGCAGAAAGCAAATTTTCGTCACTATTATTTATGGCAGTAATAACTAAATTTGTATATCCCAACATATCTGTAGATGGAAATACAACAGACCAGCTATCCCCCCAAAAAGCAGATGTATTTTGAAATGTAGTTCCAGATATTGTTCTTACTTCAACATCGGTTGTACCGTCACTTGCCGACAAAACAAACGAAGCACTATTTAAAAGATAAACATCTAATGGCCCTCGCCCATCTTTTGATCTTGGTGCTGCTTGCGTTCCATTTACCGGTACCCAATTAGCTATTTCTTTATAAGAACCTGTTTTAAATTGTGTTCCCATCTGTTATTTACCTCTTTAGTAAAATCTCATTACAAATTCTATATATACGATCATTTTTTGAAATATGTTGCCTTACATAATCCAAACCAACAATTTTAGATTCTCCCAACCAAGCACCATCGGTACTAGGCTCAGAAACCATATCAAAACAAATTAAAGTAAAATCTTCTTGAACTATATCGGCACCTTCATTTGTCTTTTTGGTTTCTCCAACCCCTCTAGATGAAATTCCCAATTTAACACCAGATTCCATCAACGATTTTAAAATATTTCCAGTTGGAGTATTTAAAATTTCCACCTTTCCTTTTACATCGTCACCTTCCCACCAAATATCACTAATAAGATGTGAAGCATTTTTTAATTCAACAACCGAATTATCTGGATGGTCACATTCTCCCAAAGCCCTTCTTTCTTTGACTGCTTTTGTATAATTTTCAACTTCACGTTGCAAAATACTTCTTGGGTATATACGCCCATTTTGATTTTTTGTATCAGCCCTTTGTAATAAGGCTGGGATTACAATTGGCCCGCCCTTATCTTTGGCTTCTATAATTTTTTCTTTATCATAGTCAAGAGAAATATATTCCCTTAATAGCTTGCTCATATTTTTAATACCTCTTTATTACTTTTTCTTTTTTTTGTTCTTGCCGAAATCAAAAAACTCTTTAATACCAAGATCTTTCATCCATTCAATTTCTTTTTCAAGTTCAGCATCACCCCAACCACCTTCTGGCTCCTGAACCTTTTCTTTTGCAGCTTCCTTAGCTTTACCAAACTCCTCTCTAATAATATCTTTGATTTCATGTTCAGTAAGAGGTCTGTGATCAACAGATTTGGTTGGTAATTTAACCTTCTTGTTCGTAAACGCTTCCATAAGAATTTTATAATTTGTTTTTTTACTCATCATTTTTACCTCATTTTATATCTCGATATTTATTTTTAATTAAAAATTTAACCATTGCTATTTGTAACGGATTCATATTAGTTATTAATTTATCAATCTCATCCTCAAGTTTTTTTAAATAATTATCTCTTTTAGCAAAAATATTAATAACATCTTCCATTGTATTGAAAATAGTTTCTTGAATATGAATCAACTCTCCAGTCAATGTTTTAGAATCTGGAGAAGCTAACATATTTAATTCTTGCCTAGTTTGATCTGGAATATGAATTAATGGTCTACCATTCTCAATTTTAATAGCAAATGGCATAGCTTTTTCAGCTTCATTCATTTTTATTTTAAAAAATACTTTTGTTTCGTTGTCTTTTGGATCTTTACCCTTTTTCTTTTCTATAACATCAAAATTACCAGTACCCTTCAAAACTTTCTCTAATGCACCAAAAGCCTTTTCCAAAATAGAACTTTCTGCTTTTACAGATTTGATAAGAATATTTTTCAACTTTTGATCAGACATTAATGTTTCATTTGACAAACTTTCAACAAATTTATTCCACATTTGTGATTTCTGATCTGTTTCTGGTTGCTCAAAAATATATCTAATAAAATTTTCTTTTAAAACTCTTTTTATTCTATCAATATATTCTTTTTTTGCCTTTTTGGCTATAGTACCTTTAGGTCTTTTAATTCCTGGTTTTTTTTCTACTTCTGGTCTACCAGCTCTTCTTTGTCTCTCTCTTTCTGCATCTTTTTGTTTTTTTCTTGCTTGATCCGATCTTCTAATTTGTCTTTGTCTTTCCCAGGCATCTTTTCTTTTTGGGTAACTGCCCATTTCAACATCAGTTTCATCATCAAAAATTACCCATCTATTTCCACGCTTTCTTACGACTTCATTGGCTTCTTGACTATCAAACCAATCTAAATCTTCTTTTTCAAATTTACTTCCAACATACCAATCTAAAAAAGTTTGTGGATCATTGTTCCACTTTTGTGGTTGATAAGAAAAAGTAGCATCTATAGAATCAATCATTCCCAAAAATTTGTCTTTATATCTATTTTTCAAATCCCTTTGAACATTTGAATTAGACTTAAGCCAATTTACAAATTTAGGAGAATGATACAAAGAAGACGGATGATTGAAAATAGATTTAGTTTTTATATTCTCGCCCTCCAAAAGAGAATAAATAACACTATTTTCAAATATTTTTTCTTCACCATAAGGTTTGTTTGGATTATTTCTCTTTCTTTTGGTAGTAGCAAAAGGACCCATAAATCCTTTTACGGCACCACCACCAACAGTAGAAGATTCATTTTTTTCTTCTTTTTGGTTCTCTTTTTTTTTACTCATCCGAATCCATCTCCTGGACCAAACTCATATATTGCAACAAATCAACAACCTTTTCCCTATCTATATTAGAAAAATTCTTAGAAACAAACTTTTTATAACATTCATTAATTTTCTTTGATAATTCAACATCTTCTTTTAAAGAAGAATCCTTAATAACTCTTAACTTAGATTTTATATTTTCAACTTGTTCATTAATAACATTTTGAAATTTATTTTTATCATTAGAAATAAGAGATATAGAATAATCAGTAATTATTTTTTTCTGAGATTCACTTAAATTTTTGTACTTTTCGTGAAATTTCTTTACGGCTATCTTATAAACAGCATTTGAATATGCCGGATCCAAATTAACTTTGTTTTCTTCTTTGTTTTCGGTCAAATATCTAACCAAACTATCTTCGATTTTTATTCTATCAACTCCCTCAATAATATTCTTTTTTGCCCTAACATTACTCAACAAAATTCCAACAGAAGCATAAATTGGATAATTAGTTATTCTATATTTATAAATTTTATCAGACTCTAAACTATAATTAATTTCTTTAATCAATTTGGTTTTTTCTTCATTTAGTTTATTTGGATCTATATTTTTGGCTCTAGTAACAATTTCTTGTAATAATTCATGTGCAGATTTTGCAGAACTCATCTTAGCATCAAGAATTGTTTTAAATAATTTTAGTTCTTCATTGAGACACTTTCCCTTTCCAAAATACTTTTTAACCAAAGAAACAACTTTTGATGCTTTATTTTTTTTGTTTTCTGCCAAACAATTATAAATATGTTGAATCAAAAATTCATAAAGTAATCCCGTGTTTCTCTTTTTATTGTGATTTATCTTTTTGCTAGCCATAGATATTACCCCATTTTATATAAATAAATATCTAAAATTTAACCCTTAATTATATTTTTTTTATTTTTGTTTTTAAAATGAGCATTTGTTAAAACTTTTACATTTTTTAAATCTTTCATTTGACTTTCAATTTGACCAATTCTCATCTTAAAAATTCTCTCATCAACATCTTCATCAACAGATTCACCAAATGGAGAACTTGCAACCCTTCTTAATGCTGCTATATCTCCAGGATCTGAAAGAGCATTTTTCTTAGTATTAAAAACATGATTTCTTATAGAGTTTGGATCTAATATTTTTCTTTTCTTTTTCTTGGCCCTATCTGGAGATCTTAATTCATTTGGAATAGACGATTGCAAATTAGGATCTTTTGCTGCAGTTATTGGTTCCCCTTCGGGCGGTTCTCCTTCTGGGGGAGGAGTTTCTCCTTCGGGTGGCATTTCTTCTCCTGATGGCATTTCTCCTTCGGCTCCAGGCATACCTTCGGCACCCATTCCTTCTTGTTCTTCTTGTCCTGTTCTAATTTTTTCAACTTCTCTATCTAATAAAGCATCTTTACGCTTCCCTTCTTCAATAGATTCAATTTCTTCATCAGGCAATTGAAATATTCTCTTATAAATAAAATGTCTATCAGTCAATCCCTCTTGTGTTGTAGCTGCAGTTGCCACTTCAAATTTATTTCTCCACAATTCCAATCTTTGCATTTCTTCTATAACAGATGGATTTGCCATAGTTATATCAAAATTTGCCAAATCTGATTCTTCATAACCCATTGAAAATAAATGAATCATTGCAATTTTATACAATTCACCAACAAACACTTGTTGAATTCTACGAATTGTACGAGCGAATCTAATATCTTCTTGAGATAATGTTGATTTTCCAACAACATCACCTTCGTATCCCAGATATGATTTTGGAATTTTTAATGCAGCAAATAGTTTATTTTGGATATATTGTAAATCTTCTATATCTCCCGTAAACTGTCCACCTGGAAGTGTTTCTATTCTAGATCCTATATCACCTCTAATTGGGATGAAATAATCTTCGTCAGTGCTCAATGGATTATATCTCAAATCAACTTGCCCAGTGTCACTATCCACAACCATATTCCTTTTAATTTGGCTCTTTACTTTCTCCATATACTTACCAACATCATTTGGCGCAACATTTCCTATATCCACATAAAATACTCTACGTTCAGGACTCCTAACTATACGATACACCATAACTGCATCTTCCATTAAAATCAATTGTCGCCAAACTCTACGAGCAGGCTCAACTACAGATGCGCCATACGGAAGAAAAGTATCATTGCCAAGAATTCTAAAATGAATAACTTGCCAATTTTCCAATGGTCTATTTCCTTGTGCTGCCCAACGATATCTATAAGCAGTTGGATCTTCTGGATCATATCCCTCTTCACGTTCAACTTCATTAACTGGCATAGGAAATAAACCAAGAATTCCATAATCTGGGTGATGATCAACAAGCAAAAATTGATCACCATATTTACAAGTATTTCTTACCCACGTCCAAGCATTAAAATCAATCCTAAGAACATCATAGAATAATGATTCTAATGCTTCTCTTATATCTTTATTAGGAGAATGTATCTTTAAAATGTCACCATATTCATCTCTTGCAAGACATTCATCAGCATATATATCTAATCCGGCTACAGATTTCTGCCATTGTTTCCATTTCCGAATTCTTAATGAAAACAAAACCATACATAATTTTGCTAGAATTGCTATGAACTTTCCAAACCTCCTTTGTTCCAGCAGCAAAATTATGATTTATCAAAGTAGATAAGTCATAAACATCAATTTCTTCATAAGGTTCTACAGAAACAACTTTGTGATTTTCGTAATTTTCAACAAAATCAGTCCAATTCTTAAATCCATTATCTTTCAACCTAGAAATTATTGGTATCTGACTAACATCAAAATGACTTTTCATCTCAGATAAAGTTTTACCTTTTTCATAAAAATCACAAATTTTTTGAAAACTTAATTCATGATTATATTTGGGATTTTTCTTGCCACTATTATTAGTTCCATTATGCTTCCAAGCAGAATCAATAGATTTCAAATATTCAGAAATTGAATTAAAGCCTTTCTGTTTCAATCTTCGCAAAATCACAAGATGATCGGTCTTAAAATAATCACAAACATGTTTGCCAAAAGAAATATTAACTCCTGCAGCAACCAAACTCTTACAATGTGCGTCAATCAATTCAAAAGTTAATTCCCTTCTATAGGCAGGATTATTTTTCTTCATAAATTCAGAATGCTGCTTTTTAAACTTTTCTACCCACTCTTTATCTTTCCACTTAATTTCATTATTTTTCTTCGCCAATATTTCCCCGTGATATTTATAATGTTCATTCTTAGTCATTATTATAAGATTATCTGACAAATTATTATTTGGATTAAAATCAATATGATGAACAACTTCTTCATCAGGAATTAGCAATCTATTATTTAATTCTTCCACAATAAAACGATGTTCCGGTTGCCATTTTCTATTGTTTGAAGTTCCTTCTTTATTTAGAGCATTTACCCAAACATACTCTTTATCTTCCAAAAATTTAGCCCTATATAAAGGCATCAAAGAATTTCCCCTTTTCAATCCCTGCTCAATAGACTTGTATGTTCCATCTCTCAATAAAAATTTATGAGTTTTATTTACAATAAGATAACCACCATTATCAAAACTTACTTTATAAGTCATATCCTTTTTTGTAAAATGAGGATTACATGCTTCATCTATAACAACTTTTTTCTTGGAATGATCATAAGAATAAACATGAAATACTTGTTTTGGATCTGGATACATCTCACACAATTTTTTTATCGCTATTGGTCCATGTTCAATTGTCCAAATCAATGTATCACCAGATATGCAATAGTCCGAATAGCGAGATAAACGCGAATATTGTCCGTATGATGCCAACTGACTCGCATAAGTAGAAGTAGTTGACTTCAAAAATGCTTTTGCAGTTCCAACAGGAACACCAGAATAACCAGGAGAAGAAACCTTATGGGCAATTCTTTGCCTCATGGGAGAATCACCCCTAAATAACCTGGCTAAATTCTTGTAATAATCTTTCAAAAATTTATCTTTATCTGCCATAATATACCTCCATTATAACCCCATTAGGTTTACAATCTTTTTAAAAAATATAAATTTAGGAATCAATGCATACTTTGAAAATAAAATATAATCATTTATTTGTTTAACGCCACTTCTCCAAAGATTGTAATATAATTGTTGTTGAACCAATTTAAAATCAACTATATTACTTTTATTGTTATATGCCTGATTTAGCAAAAAAAAGTATAATTGAGTGCAATACTCAAGAGCTAGCTCTTTTGAATGGCCAATATTATTTTTCATTATGTTCACAAATTGTCCAAAATTTCTGACTTCTTCTATAGTTAAATTTCCACCCTTTGAACTTTTTTCTTTTGCCTTTACATGTTGATTGTCAAATATGCCCAACAATTTCAATGGTTCCTTGGAAAAGAAAACAGGTTGCGTCTTTTCTGATGGATGAACAATTCCAGATACCATATCAATAACACCTGCAATACCATCTTTCATTAGGGTTTGACCCCACCTAATTGGATTCTCATTGACTTCTAATCTTGTTATGTTCCAATATTGACCAAATAGACTTTGAACACGAGCACCCATTTGACCCTTTACGTAAGTTTGCTTTTCATCTTTTTCATTATAATCATCTTTTATTATCTTGAGAAAATCTATCACATCATTAACCAATTGATATTCTCTTGTTCCATCTTCTAATTTTACCGAACTACCTTTATAACTACGTCCAAAATAAAGCTTTCTATGCATTTCATTAATAATATTATCAAGCAAATATGGAGTTAATTTCTTTTTGCCATCAATAACATTTATAAAAGCAGTCATAACTATATTTTTTCCAATTGATTCAGCATTGATTAATACTGTAGCAGCTTCTTTTAATATATTTTCTATATTATTAATTCCTTCTTTGTCCTCAATATCGCCAAGGCTTTCTCTAAAAAAACTATCCATATCCAATTTTTGAGTTCCACCTCTTTTGACAATCAACTTATTGATATAATCTTCTTTAATTGGACTATCTGAAGTTGCATTACCATTTCTATCAAGAATAATCACACCCTGTTTGTAACTTGGTTCAACAGTAAAAACAACAATATGTTCTCTATTTTCACCAAAAGGAACTTTGCCTTTTATAATTTGTTCTGCTCTGTAACCAGAAGTATTTGTTCCATATCCGCCAATTGGATAAGAATAAATTCCAACAGGAGTATTATATTTCTTATATGTCTGCGGATTTAACCCCAATTTGGGAATATGGGAATAATGAGCAAAAAGATATGGTTCATATTTATTTTGCATATCTTGCAAAATTCTCCACTGTTCTTCTGGAGTATGGAACTTTTTGCCCAATTCTTTTTGCCCTCTTTGTTTCTCAAATAAATTTTTCAAAGATGGATACATTATCAACCAGTTCCTATCAACCACTTGTATAAATCTATTTCTTCACCATTTCCTAATCTAATCTTACTTTGCTGCTCATCATATCTTTCAATCCTACCCCTATCATAAATATTCTTTTCGAATGAGAAATCCTTGTAATTCTCAGTAGTAGTATTTGAAAGACTAATTCCAGAAATCATTGCATCAACATCTGCATTATTTTGATTTACAAACAAAAATGATTCGTCTCTAACCCAAATTCCACCACCAAGAGCCATAATCAAATCATCATTATCACCTCTTCTTGCTTCTGGTCTTCCATTTTCCGTTATAATAAACGTCTTAAATTCATCAATCAATCTTTCGGAATGAATTACAACATGCTGCATTCTAACATATTGTTCCATTTTTGCCAAAACAGGCAATCTATTTGCATGATGAATCGTAAAACCAGGAAGAAAATCATTACTCATTTCTGCATAATATGGATCAGGAGCCCTACCATAAGAATTTTTCATCTTCAATTTTCTTTTTTTCGTATAATACAAACACTGACCATGACCCAATTGCTGAATTCTTAAAATAGTAGGACCTGACCAACCAGAATTGTTCTCTGGTGCTATAATTGCATTGTTATAATTCTGAGAAACCATAACCAAAAGCTCGCCAAGAATATCTGGTTTTATTTTTCCTTTGTATTCGGCCACTTGCTCCATAGGAACAGTGTCCATTCTAAAAACATGAAAAGCACTATAGTCTTTTGCATCACCTCTAGAAACATCACAAGAAATCAAATAAACACCATTTTGCTCAGGATTGAACCAGGTCCAAAAATTATTGTCAAAATAACCTCTAGAAATTGGCTGAAATTCTTTGCACATAACTTCTAGTCTCGCAATAGTATCCGGATCAATAAATGTATCACCAGATGCTAAAAAACTACACAATCTTTCTTGGGCTATGTCTCTAGGAGAATCTTCTAATGTTTCCGCTTCTAACCAAGCCTTATTGCAACCAGGCTTCAACCAATACATCAAACGATCATCATATATTTCATTAGGATCTTCAGGATTTATATATTTGCCAAATTTACAATTAAATCCATTTGTCCCGTCTCTTGCACCTTTGTAAACTTTATGGAAAAAATTGCCAACACCATTTGGGGTAGAAGCTAAACAAATTCTACCACCAGTAGTCAATGTTGGTTTAATACGAACCCATAACTCTTCCAGCCTATCAATAAGAGCAGCCTCATCAACAAACAAAAACGAAAGAGACTCACCAACACCAGCATCATATGACGTTGTAATTGAATTAACCATAGAACCATTAGAAAGTTCTAGACCGGGTTCTATTATTTACAGATATAGAAACCATGCCAGGAATAAGCCATTTTGGCAAATATTTTATAATATTTTTTATTACTCTCAGCGGAATTTTTGCCTTTTCCAACTTAGTTGCCATAATAACAACATTAGAATGCCTATGAAAAATCATAAGCCAAGCTATAAAACCACCAGTAATTGTAGTAATTCCTAACTGACGAGCTTTCAGGATTACATTTCTTCTATTTTTTACATAATTATTTATTATATCTTTCTGGTAATCATATAACTTAAAATCTAAAATACCTTCTTGAGGATGAACTATTTTTCCATACGTTTCAAGGAAATAAATTGGATCCTTCGCACACTTAATAATTTCCTTTATTAATTCTTTTTTTGTTTGTTTTCGGCTCATTCAAATTTCCTTAAATGATTAGCCATAAAAATTAAAATTTATGATACAGTATATTCATAAACTCTTTTTTCTTTGACGAGATATTTACCACTTCTATCAACAGTTACTGTATGACGACCACTACCAAAACTCCAAGAAGTATCGGCCATCATCCTACTAACTTTTTCATAATTTACACTATCATTTTTCTTTTTTAGTTTTAAAGTCTTTTTGGTCATTTTTTTAAATCTTTTTTTCATCTCTGATTCAAATTCTTTAAAAAAATCACTTCCTTGTGCTTCCATAACAGCTAACATTTCTGGAGTTGTAAATTCATATCTTAAATATGTTACAACCATAACATCATTATCCATAACCATATTGAGACCATTCAAATCAGTAACCAATCTATTCCAACCAGTTCCACCATTAGCTTCATTTTTTATATCTTCATAACACTGTCTAATAGCACCAAAAATATCTTCTTTTCTTTGATAATTTTTGTCTTCATATCCATCAATTTTTTTTGGCATTTTCAATTACCTCAAATATAAACATAATAATACTTTAATAATTACTAATAACCCCTCTCTTTAAACCTTTTTTTGTAATATTCCAAATCAATTAGTGGTTCTTTTCTTTTATCTACATACATAATATAACATTTATGACAAACACCATACTTTTCTAAATAAGGATCATCAATAGTAGATGTAATTCTTCTACATTTTTCAACAGGACAAAAAAGAGGAACTTTATGAATCAATCTACCATCTTTTTTTATTTTTACCCAATATCCCTTATCATCACCCAAATCTCTCCATTCATATCCTTCTCTTTTCTCTTTCATGACAAATCTCTATCTACTTTTTTTAAAATATCATTATGAGGATTTATTCCATATTTTTTCTTCATCAACTCTACAGCATCTACACCTTTTTCTACCCAGTCTTTAAACAATTCTATACAATCAGAAATACCTTCCAATTTACCACTAACAAATTCTGAATCTACATCTTCTCTTTCTTCTACTTTTTTCTTCAATCCTTCCATCATTCTCAAATAAATTCTCATAAAAGCAATTGTATCTTGAAGCGTTTTTTCAACTATTTCCCTAACACTAATCATAAAAAACTCCTATTTAAATGGAAACCATCCAATATTTAAACCATAATATTTTTTAATATTATTACCATCATATGTAGTAGAAAGTATTGGACCAAATAAAAAATCATCAAAAATAAAAATATTAGAACCAACAGAAGTCATTAACCCATCACCAACAGAAATATTTCCAAAAATACCAATTCTTTCATACCACTTTGTATCATAAACACTAGAATCTATTTTTAACTTTATATCTATTGGAACAATATCGGAATTGTTTGTATCCAAATAAATTCTATAAATATCATCATTTTTAGCTAAAATTAAATTAAAAACAATATCTTTTACCCATTCTAAATTAATATATGCTTCAGGAGGATTCGTAAAAGTATTTCCATAAATTCTTAAATAATCTTTTGTTTGATCAAATGAAACCTTAAATCTATTATTAGAAAAACATTCTTGACAAATTTCATCAAGATCAACGGGATTACCATCATGATCTACTATATCTTGTTGAGCATCTTTAATTTCAAAATATTTATTTTTCCATTTCAAAACAATTTCACTCAAAGATATTATTTCTTCATCTCTATCATCAATTATTTTTTGCAACTCTTCATTTTGCAAAACTATTTCATTTGTTTCTATTGCCAATTTTGAATAAGCAGTTTCTGTTTCTTTTAGAGTATCAGACAATTGAGCAATTTGATTATTCAAATTCTTCCTTGTTTTCGCATGAGAATATCTCTCATATGCATAAAAACTCGCACAAACTAAAATCAATACACCTAAAATAATAGATAAATATTTGTACATTTTATCCCTCTTCACCTCCTATCATTAGATTTCTTATTATATCATAATTCCACAATTCTGAATTAGAATAATTTTCATGAAACCAATACCATTTTTCTTTGGCATCTTTCCAAAAATACCCCTTAATTTCTACATATTTATTTTCTTTTTTCAAATATAAATCGCAAAAATATTTTCTTCCGTCTGGCATATCAAATTCAATTTGCCAATCAAAATCAATTTCATTCTTGTTTAACCATTCAACCACTTTTTTCTCATAAGAAGCAGTACAAATCACTTCTTCTCCGAGTCTTCCAGTGATACAAAATATAAGAATTATTTAAAGATTTGCTTGTTTTAGCAACTATTTCTTTATTCTTGCTAACATTATCAACACCATACTTACTCAAACACGTTATCTTTCTTTTTATTTTGGCACACTGAGGACAACCAGATTTATTATATCTAATATTTAAAAATGTTGTTTTCCAACAACAATTACACCTTAAACATCTATAATTGTATTTAGTTGTACAATTTTTATATTCATTTTCCAAAAACAATATTTTCAATTCTAATAGGTATGCCTTTACATATTCGTAAGAAAGTTTTCTTTTGTTTTTTCTTCTCTCTATTCCACATTTAGGACAACCTTGTCCCTGTAATTTAATATTTTCAAATCTAGCACCCCACTCATTAAAACACTTCATGCACCTACATTTTATTTTTTTCCTTCCGCTAATATATTTCTCTGAAATGAGTTCAATATTCCTATTGTTCAAAAATTCTCTAACAAAACTTATATCAAATCTAACGCCCATAAAAATTATTATTCTGAATCTATTTTATCTTTCGTATTTCTCCTAACTACATAAGCAGTAAAGGCACCACCGAAAATACAAACTAAGCAACGGAACATTGGGATCTGCAAACTCCAAAACAAAATTTCCGATCTCAACAGAATTAATCAATGATGCGACAATATAAAATGTTGTGACCAAAAATGAAATCGCCGCAAACGTAAAAATTCCGATCTTTTTCCCCTGACGAATTTCTTAACATCCAAAACATTTTTCTTTCCTCCTCACGAAACACTTCTCGCAAAAGCTATAGCAACTTTCTTTGCATCTTCTAGTGTTTTTATTTTTTTAATTGGCTTAATATATTCTGTTGGAATACTACCCTCTTCAACTTCATCTCCAACACCATAACCATAAATTGCTCTATGTGACCAACCATACCATTTTTGATCTTTTGGAGAAAATCCTGTGGAACAAACACTATGAAGCGGATCTATTTTTTCAAACACCTCAATACCATATTTTTTTCTTATTTTTTCCTGCTCCTCTTTGACTATTTTATCATATGTATCCTTCAAAGATTCCATATCTATATCTCCTTGATATTTGCACCAGCAGTTTTAGATCTACCAATGTCTATCAAAACAAAATCATTTCCTCTTTTCATTATATTTCCAATATGAACATCGTAAAATTGTACTCCATTAATCTTCAATTCTTGCAAACCATTAAAAATTTGCTTAAAAATTTCTATAGTTTTTTCTATTTCCGAATCTGGCACAAAACGTACATCACCAACATGTTTAACAATTTTTACAATATTGTGCATTGCATACTTCATATCAATTTTACCATCAACAAAATCATCTATAGAATCTTCTATTCCTGCACTGATTATTATTGAATCAAAAAAACTACATTCATTTCTATTTAACAACCTAAGTTTCTCTTGCAATATTCCATAATATCCAGTTTTATCAAATTGAAATACATCATAAATTTCATAAACATTCTTCAATTTCTTTCCCAAAATATTGGCACATGCATTTGCCTCTTCTTTATCTGATGTTACTTTCAAAACTCTATTGTCATCTGTTGCAAATGCCATTCCCATTGTACCCAAACCTAAAGAAATATAGGGTTTTATTCCCATCATTGCCAACTTATAATCATATTTTTTTAATATCTTTTTTATTTTTGCCGTACTATAATCTTCATTAAGAGCAGATTCTAATTTCACTTTATTTTCCTCGCTATAAAAAGATCATGCTCGCACAATTCCGAACCTTTCAAAATACAACCCCTAAAACATTTTACATCTAATCTTTCAACATCAAAAGAATTCTCAAACCAAACTCTTGAATTCCAAATATTATCAGCACAATCTTTTAACTCATAAGAAATCCAATATCCACCAATTTTCAAATTATCAAAAAGATTTTTGGTAATCCTTATAGAATCAAAAATAGATTCATCTTTCAAAAAACCTATATGTTGTAAAACAAAAATAAAAAAAATCATATCATATTCTTGAAACATAATTTCTTTATCCATATTTTTCGAAATATAATATTTATCTTTTGGAAAATTTTGCCTCTTAAAATATTTCAAAGCTACCGAATTGGGATCAAATCCGTAATACTTAATCCACGGAGTTTTTTCAATAAAAAATTGAGCATTTCTACCACAACCGCAACCTATTTCTAAAACTTTACTCATATTATTTAAATAATCTGAACCACAATATCCCAAAAACCTAGGATCTCCAAAATCAGTAGGTGTGGGATTTTTATGTCTCATTTCCCATACAGAATCGGGGGTATACTTATTTATATTACAATTTTCTTTTGTAAGCTTCTCATCAAAACTAAAATCTATTCTACTAACATTTTTAAGTTTCATCAACTTATCCTCGATAATCCTTCATCATCTCTTTCTACTTCAATTATATAATCAACACAATCCTTCAAACTATCTATATGAGTAATTACTACAATAGTTTCAAATAATTGCTTTAAGTTTTCCAAAATAACCGAAATAACATCTAGATATTCAGAATCTAAACTGCCAAATGCCTCATCCAATATAAACAGATTGCTTCTAGGAAGAGTCGTAATATTGATTAAAGCTGCACGAATAACAATAGCTGAAATCGACTTTTCCATACCACTGCATAACTCAATAATTCTTCTTTCTCCATTCGTATGATTGAAATAAATTTCTATATCCCTATTATCATTTGCTTCCAAAGTTATTTCAAATGGTACCGTTCCATTCAAAATTTTCTTCATTTCATTGTTTATTATATCAAAATTGTTAAATATAATTAACTGACTAATTCCATCTTTTGACATACACTTCAAATAATTTTCATATATCTCAAACTTATTCCTCAATGTATTATATTTATCTAATTCTTTCTTTGTAAGTTCACATTTTCCTTCAACTATTCCCAATTCTCTTTCTATTTTATTTATTACGTTAAAAGTATCTTTGATATCTTTTTCTATTTCTACCAACTTTATTTTCAATTCTTCAACTTTTTTTTGATATTTTTTATTTTTTTCTATTTGTTTTTTATTTTTGCTTACTGCATCTTTTTTCTTTTTGAGTCCAATCAAAGCCTCTTCTTCGAAAGAAACAAGAGTAGCAAAACCATATGCCTCTTTTGGTATTTTTATTGATTTATACCTATCAATTTCATTTTCAATCTCTTCTCTTGTCATTTTTATACTTTTGCGAAGAATATCCGATTCTGCCCTCAAATCCTTTATCTTTCTTTCTAGTGGACAATTTTCTTCATGCTTACAAGAACAACCTCTTTCTAAATTATTTGCACCAGCCAACAAAGAATCTGCTTTATCCAACACATCCAATTTATTATTTAATGCCTCTATATTTATCGAATTCTTTTCTCTTATCAATTCACCATTTTTCTTTTTTTGGGCTTGCATACTCTTTAGTTTCTTCTCTTTTTCCTTAATCTGCCTAGAAATATCAGAAATGCTGAAAGAAAAATCAAATACATTAACAATTTTTTCCTTTGCATTATCTATTTTTTGTACTATTTTTTCTTTTTTTGTCTCCAATTTCTTATTAAAATCAACATTTTTACCCTTCAATTCTTCATATTTCTCAATTTCAGCTTGCAAATTGACCAATTCTTCTTCTAAATTACCATCATATTTCTTCAATTTTGCTTTGATATCCTTGAAATCTTCATTAGCAAGCCTATATTTGTCTTCAAAAATATCAATATCAAAATATCTAGCTATAATTTTCTGTCTTTCAGTAGAACCAGCATCAATAAAATTAATCAAACTCCACTGAGGAGCAACAGTTGTAAACATAAAATCTTCTGGAGTACCAAAAATCTTTCTTATTTTCTTATCTGTATCGTTTCTATCTATGCCATTCTTATTTATCTTCTCGGAATCATTAACAATTGAAAAATTTACTTCAGTTTTTCCCTGATAAATTGGTTTGCCCTTTCTTTTTCCGCCCTTCAAGTAAACACTTGTCTCTCTTTCAATATCATAATACGTATCATCAAGTTCTACAAAAACACTTCCAGAACACTTATCTTTTTTGCTATTTATCAGCAAATCATTTTTAACTACACCCTTCTTGGAAATCTTATTAAAAATAGTATAGAGAAGAGAATCAACAGCCAAAGTTGACTTACCTACAGCATTCTTGCCAAAAATTCCTAATACTCCAGGATACTTACTAAAATCTACATGATTATCTTCACCAAAACTACAAATGTTTGAGAAATTAAACTTCTCAATACGATAACTTATATTTCTCAATACATCAGTATCTTTTCTTGCTACAACATCGTACTTTCTATTCAATTCAATTATTTTATCTATTTTTTCTTTTTCTAACTCCGAAGACTTCAAAAATTTTCTAATCAAAAAATCCTGGACCTTCCTATCTGACAAGTTTCCTATCTTTGCTTTAGTTCCTTTTATCTTTACTTCTTGTCTGTGAGGATTCACCTCATCAACAAAAGCAATTTCCTTTGGCTCATAATACTTTTCTAGCTTGTTTTGTATGTCTTGTTTCTCTAAAACATTCAATTGTCTTGAAAATACTCTAATTCTAGAATTTTTCTTGACTCTGTATCTATTTGATATATTTAAATCATCTTTTAATTTTAGAGTATAAAATGGACAAACATTTTCCAATTCAACAAATTCAACTTTATGATTAGTTTTATCTTCGATCTCCCAAAGCAAATACCCTTTTCTTCTTGTTTCGCCATAATTTTGTTGTATCAATGAACCAGCATAGGCTGCAGTTCTTTCTTTATTTAAAAATTGACTTTCGTGAATGTCTCCGCACATCAAATAATCAACTTTATCCATAAAATAATCTAAATCATAAGCCTTGTCAATCATTACACTATTTTGAAGAATGGCTTCATTGATTAAACCATGAAATAATCCAATATTAATTTCTGATTTTATATCTTCTTTTGTTGGCCATTTATTATCAAAACAGGAAAAATGAACCAAATTTACATCTAGTTGCTCTTCTCCAAAATAATTTGATAAATTTAAATAATAAATTCCAGATTCCTTATAATATTCTATTCTATTTGAATCTATACTTTCTACTATAGGAGATAAAGCATCAAGTCTATTAAGATTTGAAAGATTTCCATCATGATTACCAGGAATTATAATCAATTTTCTAGATACAATTGCAAGCTTTTTCAAAAAATCAGAACAAACTTGAACAAATTCTGGACTAATTTGGGTCTTTGTATGGGCCAAATCACCAGTAAATATGGTACAATTTGGTTTTTTTTCTTCTAAAGACGCATATAAATTCTCAAATACCTGTTTGTATTCATTGTGTCGCTTATAATTACGCAAATGTATGTCACTTATATGAGCTATTTTTAATGACACTTCATCCTCATTCTACCCTTCAATATGTCCATTTCTTGCAATATAGTAGCATTTTCATACGCTTCTGCAAATTTATCTTGTTTCATCTCTCCAATATCATTGTAGGGCTTTACATTTACATTATACACCGAAACGCAATATTTGATAAACTTTTCTGCTATTTCTAGTGTTTTTTCTTCTGCATCTGCATCTAAAGCCAAAAATACATTAGTTCTATTTTTAACAATTTCTCTAAACAATTTAGAATTTATACTTAAACTGCTACCAAATAGTGGAGCAACATTGTTCATACCAGAAAGAATTGCATCAATCATTCCTTCAACTATGAATATAGGCTTGGAAAAATCTATATTCAATTCATTAATAATGATAGAATTCTTATATCCTTTTTGTGTCTTCGGCAAAAAATACATATTTCTATCAATATCTTTTGCTGTAAAATAATTCACTTCACCATACTTATCAAACGAAGGAAACACAATCATTCCATCAAATCTTCCACCAACACATGTTCCTATCTTATTTCTCAATATATCTTTTGGGGTCAATCCTCTATTATGAAGATAATTTCTCAATCTTTCTACAATAAAAGAATCGGTAAGAGAAGACAAAGATATGAATTCTTTTGGAAGATACAATTTATCATAATTTTTTACTTCTTTTTCTTTTATGTTTCTTGCTCTAAACTCTGAATTGTACAAAGCAAGATCTTCTGCCGTTCCTACTTTTTTTATGATATTGTAAAGACCTATACCACTAGCTTTGCATTTGGAATAGTAACAATTATAAAGATCTTTTTCTAAATTTACATAAAATTTAGGTTTATGATGCGAACAAAAAGGGCAATAAAATGATACTTCATTAGAAGATTTATTGTAATATCCTATTTCACCAAGCAATCTTTTAAGAAATTTTAATTTTTGATACATTTTTGATTCTATGTTCTATAAGAACAGACATATCGCCCTTTCCAATTGTATGTTTATATGACCATTTTTTGCCTGTATCGTGATCGACAACTTTATCTTTTGACTCGTTATAAGTTCTTATTACCTTTTCTCCCGCTTCATATCTTTTATTTTCTGTTTTTTTACATAATGATCAACAAGTTTATCACATAATTTGTGAAATGCCTTCTTTTTATTTTGTGTCGCAGATTTATGTTCATGACACGAAGACATCAAACCAGACTTTATGTGCTTTATTCTACAACCATTCATATGTTTGTTGATGTTTTGACCACCACTTTTATTTGGACTATACCAATCTACTCTAAAATCTTTCTTTGTAGCTGAAAAAATTAGCTTTCTAGACATTATTCTTCTTCATATTTTGGACAATATTCCGAATGTTTTGGACTACCACAAGCATCTGCACCACACTCACATTTCTTTTTACAACATTTCTTATCACAATCTTCACAATCTTCTTCTCTTATTGTCCAACTTCCATCTTTATCATGACAGCCTTCATCACAATCAGCACAACTGTCACATTCATCAAAAATATCATCAAAATCTAAATCAATATAAATTGGATCATTGTGTCCCATTTTTTGCTCCTGCCATTGCAACAACCAATGAATCTACCATATCTCCCATAATATCAACAGGTTCTCCAACATTTTTTCCTTTCTTTTTATAAATCCATTTTTCTTCCGGTATTATACCACACTCCTGAATATATTTCACTA